TTGGTTTTTGGCTCTCCCAATCCAATTTTGGAATAGCCTTGGCGTATTTCTTCTGGCGTAGGAAATACGGTTTCATGCCCTTTAAGTTCGCCTTTAGCCGTTGGCGTAATCATGGACTCAATAGAACCAGGGATGCCTAGAATTTCAGACGACAAGCCCCGGCCAAAAGCAGCCACTTGTCCAGGCAACTCCTCTTTTGCTTTCAGACCGCCAGCAGCTAATTTCCCAGCTCCGCTTAAAATTTGTTTGCCAAGACTGGGTTTTTCTGCTGGCTCTGGTGTTGGCGGTGTTTTTGGCGCTAACGTCGCTTTGCCGCCTGACGCTTTACGCTCAAGCTCGTCTATACGACGAAGTTCCTCTAATTCTTGACGTTCATTGGCGGCCATGTTTTGCTTTCAAAGCGGCAAGTTCATCTTTTTCTGCTTGCGTTAACTCTCCAGCAGCCGAAGGAACGGAGGCAGAAGCAGAACTCCCAAATGGTTCATACGGACGCTGCGCAAAACGCGATTTAACATCTGCCGCAGTCATGCCTATGTCTTGAGCGTTGTCGTATAAAACACGACGACGATCTTCAAGAATCTGATTGTAGGTTTCTGGTTTGTAGTTTGTAGGATCAAGCACAGGGCCGATCATCTTCATGTCTTGAACCGTAAGTCGTTGACCGCCTTTTGCAGCACGCTCAATTTCATATGTTGCCAACAAAGCATCTTTAAGGAACACGGTTGTTTTGTCCGTTCCAGTCAGAGTTGAATTGACTACTTGTTCAAACGGAGTTTTGTCTCCTAAAGGAAACTCTGTTTTGTTTTCTAAAGAAAACACTTTTTCTAACAAAGGTGCTGTTTTTGCTTTTAAGCCAACTTGCACTTCTGGGTCACGCAATTGCGTTTGAAGTTTTTCGATTGAACGAATACCTTGAATGATTGGCAATTCAGCTTTTACGTTTTTCTCACTAGCCTTAACTTTTGCAAGCTCAACGTCTCGCGTGTAACGTTTTTGAGCTTGTTCAGCATCAAATTTTTGACGCGCTCTTAGCATTCCCCACTCGTTGTTACGCTTGTCCACCAACTCTTGCGCATGTGTCAAGGCTTTGGCCTGGGCGTCAATCACTTCACCAATCTTGCTGATCTGATGTGACCGGCCTAGCATGGCAATCACGCCAGTGTTGTCAGCAGCAATCAATTCACGAATCTTTTGGTTTGCCATGTCCTTGTTAGTGGCATACAAATCCATAGCGTCTTTGTAAATCTTGTCTACTTTTTCGTTGTGCGTTTTCAACGCTTTCAAGTTCTCTTCAAACTTTTTTATGTCTCGGTTAAACACATCTTTTTGACCCGCCTGGTAGCCCTTCATAGCACCCGTAAGCCCCGCCAATGCCTGCATACCGGCGTACCTGCCCTCTCCACCAGAAGCAAATGTCGCTGCCGTCAATAGGCCAAACAAACTGCCCAAATCGGCCTTGCTTTCAGGCGTAGGGGCAAACGGCGACGCCTCCTGTAAATCTTGCTGGTGTTGTTTTGTTGCAACATCTTTCTCGTCGTTGATGGTTTTTAAATACTCGCCGCGAGTTTTTTCTTGCGTTACCGCATTTTGTGCTTCCAAGTTTTTGGCGGCAGTTTCTTCTTGCGCACCACGTAATGCCATCTGTTGTGATGCCGCACTTAGTTGACCTGCGTCTTTGCTTGACAAAATCTTTGACGGGTCAGCCATCATTTGATCTGGCGTTTGCATAGGTGCTGGCGCTGGAGGCTTACCAGTAGGCAAAGGCGCAGCCGCAGGAGACGCTCCACGTCCTGTAACGGATGGTTGCCCAAGAGCAACAGACAGACCCGTGCGTCTACTTTCGTTTATGTCGTAAGGATCAGTAGTAGCCATGTTTACTCCGCTGGCGTTGGTTGAGCTGGAGTTGATTGGCTTTTAGGAACGCCAAAACCAAGCGCAGAATAGAAATCTCGGGTAAGCGCGGCAGCATCTTTGCTACCTTGATATCCAGTTCTGATTGCGTCTTGAATGTACTGATCGGCAAGGCTCATCAACTTCATGCCCTGGTCGATGTTCTCTTGTGCAAACTGCTGTGCGGTTCTCGCCAATACCGCCTCTGCCTGCATGCCTGCCGTGCCGCCTTGTATGCCTGCACCTGCCTGTTGTTGCATTACTTGTGCGCGAATGGCCTCTAACTTTTGTTGTTGTGGCGCAGTAAGTTGACCAGCTTGGCCCATCTGCAATAGCTTTTGGCCTTGTTCGCGGTACGGTTGCGCCAGAGAACGTATTTCATTTTCGTTAGCGCCAGTTTCTGCGCGTACTTGGTTTGCAGCTTTGTTGCCTTGGACAGCGCCAAATGCACCAACCCCAAACTTACCTAAAGCCTCGGGAGTAACGCCAAGTGCTTTTGCCAGTTCGTTGTAGCCGCCAGACAACGCTTGTGCGCCTTGTTTTATCTGACCCATCACGCCAGGCTGCGCAGTGGTCTGCTTCATAAAATCAGCAGCTAATTGCGGACTTGGGGTTTCAGTAGCAGACAACTGTGATGGCGCGTAAGCGGGAGCGCCTGGAGGCACATGCGTTCCAGCAGTAGCTAGGCGCTGCGTCTCTGCCAAAGATTCATCTGGAGCTATAGAGTCTTGAGGCGCAGGATTTTCTTGTTGGTACTGTGTTGCCTCTGCTTCACCGGCATTAGGATCTTCGGCGTAATCATCAAACTCCATGATGCCAGTTTTAGGATTAATCTTTCCGCTACCGCCGCGAGACTTCAGCAGCTTGGCTTCTTTGGGGTTGATGTGGGCAAGGATGGTGTCTTTGCCCCGTCCAGCAGCGGCTAGGCGTTTTGCCATATCAGGCAAGCCCATATCAACTTGCAACAATTTTGCGAGAGTAGCCATGTTAGATACCTAGTCCTTCTTTAAGTGCTGTCGTTCCTTCAGGATCGCCCCAAGGGTATTTTCCCCCTTTTTTGGACACTTTGCTACCCACGCCACCTGATTCAGCAGTGTCAACCATCGCAACGTCAGCGGCTCCAAATGCTGCTGGTGAAGCAGAAGTGCCTTCTGTTGCGCCAGAAATCTGCGTGCTTGATGACGCAGCAGGTTTATTTGCTTGCTCTCCACCAGCTGCGCCTTTTGTTATCAAGTCGGCAATCACCTTGTCATATTTGTTGCCTAGCCCAAATTCATCCGTAACGTAATTTATGCCTTTTTCTACTCCGTATCCAAGAGCCTCTGTGCCTGCGCCTTTTGTTGCTTCACCCAAAATGTCATCGCCAGTCAGCGCGGCCTTTGTCGCCCCACTAGCGCCACCAGACGCAACACGCTTTGTCAGTGGGTCTTCAAATTGCTGTGCAGCATATTTCCCTGCTTCGCCACCTATTCCACTTACAGCGCCAGATGCTAGTCCTTCACCTACGTCTTTTCCAGAAAGTAATGCCTGCGTGCCGCCAGCAGCGGTTTTGCCGCCAATAGAAGACAGCGGTGCATTAACGCTTGAGCCGGTGGTAGGGCCAGATCGCAACCCACCCTCATGGCTGTAATCTACATCAGTGCCCCTTGCTATGGCGTCTGAAATCTCGCCTTTTACGTAATCTCCAATTTGATCAGCAGCATAAGAAGTGACACCGGCTTTTATAGCGTCTTCTATGCTGCCGCCGTTCATTGCTGTGACAGCAGCGCCAGCAATCCCTGGGGGGACTCCAGCAGAAATAAGTGCAACAGTTTCTATAGTTGGCAGCGGGTCTTTGATGATGTTTTCAATCGTGTTGCCAACTTTTTGAACCACGCTTTCTACAGTTTTGCCAACTGTATTCAACCCATCTTCAACCGCTTTTGCTGCTCCAGGCATTTCATACCTCCATAACAACATCAATAGCAGGGCCAGCCATGCCATTTTGTACTTGCTGAGACATTTGCTGCTTGACTTTAACGCCAGCTGCTTCCGCAAACTTGATTATTTGGGGGTTGGTCAAAGTGGCTGTTAGCTGCTTGAAACCGGCCTTAACCATAGCATCTTTGAATTGTTTGATGCTGTCTACCAGTGTTTTAGGGTTGTCTGCCGTAATGACGTGAACTGCTCCAGTGCCTTGCCCTGTAATGACATAGCAGAACAAAGAATTGTTGGCACGCATAATGCGAAACTTGTCGCCTTTGCTGGCTTCCATTAGACCGGCGTAAATCTGCTTCCAATCGCCTGCATTGTTTTTTTCAACGTCTTGCTGAACAATTTCCTGCGCAGTCATTTTGGTTGCGCCTTTATCTTTTTTAAGCGCGCCCATCACATCAGGCTCAGAAATCTGATTTTTTTTTGGAGGGGGGGCAACAGGAGCGACCGGCATATTAAATCCCTAGTGATTGCAAAATCTGCTCATGCAGCGAAAGATGGGTGCTGATCCAATCGTAAAACGATGATTCATCGTTCCAATTTGTGTCCATCAGGTTCACCGGATTGTTCAATTGTAGCGCCGCAGACATGGCTTGGTGCTCTACTTGGTGGGCTAAAAGCCAGTCTTCTAAGTCATTAGGATTAGCGTCTGATAGGGGAAAACGGGGTATAACCACGTCTTTGTCCATCAAAGCCTCTGCAAACGTCTTATGCTGAAGGCCATTCTCAAAAATGAAGCCTTGCAGCGAGTCTATATCGCCGTACTTCACCATCGAAAGTGCGTCCATGTTCATCAAATAACTTTCACAATTACCAAGGCTCGACCATCATCTTGTTTTGCAATAATTCGACCCACAGCAGCACGATATTGTTCAAATGTAATTGACGCAGATGCAATCGCTGCTACCGTAATTTTGTTGTCCGCAGTAGCAAGAGGAACAATGTAATTGCCAACATTAAAATTAGTAATGTTGACCGGCACTTGTCCTGAAAACGCAATACGGTCAACTTTGTTTTTTTGATTTTCTGATGTATCAAACACATCATTACCAACATAAGCAGGGTTAGTTGATTTTATAACAAATGATATTGAGTCAGAGAACACGGTAGTCAGTTTTCCATTTACATCAATCCCACAAATATCACCTTTTGCAATAACAATTAGAGGGTTAGCTTTAACCATGTATTCGGCGTAATCAGCGCCAGACGCATTCACCGTTCCGGCAGCATTAATTGACCGATTAGATGTGGAGTCTTTTGCAACATACCAAGCCGCATCTGTAGAACTAAAAGACGCTGTGTATGTTTTGTTTACTAGGCCTGATCTAACTTGTGTAACGCCAGTAGATGAAAGCAAATGTGCGTTATAGTTTCCATCTGGCGCTAGTATGGTTAGCCATGATGTAAATATTGTAGATGGTGATGCATTGCCAAGGTTTAATCCTTGCTGAAAATAGCTGCGCGCACCAGAATCTACTTGAGAATAATTAGATAAACTCCCCGTTGGTGTAATAAGCACTGCACCGTTTACTGCAAAATTTCCTCCTATGTAATTGTAGGAATTTAAGTTAACAGCATGAACCATGTTGCCAGAAAAAACATTTCCAGCAATAAAAAATTCTAAACCGTTGGTTGTGCTAATTCCTGTTGTATAACCAGCACCAACAGCTAAAGCGCCTCGTATAAATGTGTTGTCCGTAACTCTTGTAAGACTTGCAGAAGTTAAATCCAAATTAACAAAAGTTGTGTTGGTTGTGCTATTGTCGTCGGCAATCCAATTGCCATGAATAATATGTTCAGAGCCGCCAATCTGAACGCCTTGTGTTGTACCAAGATCAATAATGTTATTGCTTATATTAAATGCAAGACCCGTGATAGTGTAAATGTTGTAATTGTTTGCAATAATGGTGTTGTCTGTAAAAGTCAGGCCTTCATTTCCATATGCAACACCGCTGACGGCAGTGCCTTGGGCAATACCCGTGTTGCAATAAGCGACAAAGCAGTTTGTTAGCTGCACGTTTAAGCAACTAGCAAAACGCATACCATATCCATATCGGTTGGCAGTTGGATCACCCCGATAATTTTCAATGTGAATTTGATCTATGTGGGTTTCTTGCGTATTTTGAAAGTCAACCGCATAAGCAAAGCCACTAAATATTTTTATATTTTGAACTCTGCTTCGTCGTATTCGTAGATACAAAGCAGTTCCATTGCTAACAGTTCCATAATTTGTAATGGAAAAGTTTGACACTACAAAATCATAACCCGTCAAAGAAAGGCAAATTCCTCCAGTGGTATACCAAAGCAAATTAGCGTTTTCACCTTCAATTCCAAAACCTGGTGCATAACAAGTAACTGTCAAAGGAGTTGTAATTTTTAACGTTAACCCACTAAGAGTCAATGTTTTAAAATTGGTTGCGCAATATGTAAGGGCCGCTTGTACTTGGGTACTGTAGTCAACAGAACCATCAGTTACATATCCAGAAGGCAAAAAGTCAATTACGCTGACTGTCTGTCGTAATTTGCTCTGTACCGTAGTCGCCACCGCCCCCGTGCCTGCGGGGGTGTACACAACACCGCTGCTGTCACCAACATAGGTAAAGTTGGCGTCAAGGTAGCCTAACGGAATAGACCCTGTAGACCCTGCAAATGTATATGGAATAGTCATTTAAAACCTCGCTCTTAATGTTGTTTCGTATTGCACACCAGAAATAATAAAGTTTGGTGATGTGCTTGTTATAGTTAATCCAATGTATTTGCCCCATTGTTGGGCATCATAACGATATAAATAATATCCAACAATTGCGTCAACCCAGCCAATAATTGTTCCGGTGCTATTAGTCCACGGTATTGTTGTGCCGCTACTGTTTGTCCAAGTTACCACGTTGTAGTTGTAAACTGTAGTGCTTGGGCTTGATCTGTTTTCGTTATCAACAGTAATTGTTAAGCCGTTTCCATTTGTGCCGCCAAGAATGGCTTCAACACCCCATTTCAGCGCCTGTTTGTCACGGATGATGTCTTTCATGCCAAGTAACGCTGACCTGATGGTGCTTGATATGGCTGAAGTTTTGTCTTGGTACAGCTTGGTCAAGTCTGTGCCAGTGGTTCCGTATAGCGTAGCAGCGCCGTTTATGGGCGCTTGTGCAATAAAGGTTAACGTTCCTTGCGACGTGAAGAACCACTTCTTATCAAAGTACACCGCCTGAATCACACGCGCAGTGCTGGTCAACGGGTCGTTGTACGTAAATGAAAACGCTGCACACAAGATGTTGTAAATCAGCACTTGGCCTGCGCTGATAGTCTTGGTGAAGTCTATGTAAGGAAACACGCCATCTAGCGCGTCACTTAGCTTAGATGTAGTCGAACCCACCAGTGCATACACACCGTAGCGATTCATAAACACAATAGACCTGAAGTACGGCAACAAACCGTAAGGCAAGTCTGTGCCTACCGCTGCGCTAATGTTGGTGTTGGTGTACAGCGTAGAGCCTGTTGTGGAACTTATGCGAACGTCTGAAATAACGTTGATGCTGTCAATACCAAACACATACAAGAAGTTGTTGGCAGCAACAATCTGGGTGATATTGCCTATCAACGTAGCATCTGTAAACGTGATGTTGCCTGCGCTGGCGCTGTAGAAATCGTTGTTGGTTCCAGCCGCCGTGTAGTACAGCGTGCGTCCGTTGGCTATCCACACACGGCCTGAGAAAGAGGCTATAGCAGTTCCAGGCTGACTGATAAGGCTTGCGGTAATAGATTGGCCTACGCCCGATCCGCTAATAGTCACTGCTGGCGCTGTAAGGTAGTTTGTACCTGTAGATAAACCCGTGCCGTAGGCAGACACGCCCGTAATGCTAGTGCCGTTGGTAGAAAGCGATATAACGGCCTGCGTGCCACCTGTAGACGGCGCTGCAACAGTTGCAGTGACCGGAGAAGAGTATCCAGTGCCGGTAAGCGAATACGTCAGGCCGGTAGGCGTTCCTGCTGTGGTGGCAATAGCTGCACCACCCTTAGTGGCAGACAGCGTAAACGTAGTGCTGCCGTTGGTGGTGATGATGTAGTAGCTAGACGGGTTGGTGTAGCCGGTAATGCTTCCCGTGCCAGCAAAAATGCCGCTGATAACTACCGCCTGCCCGACAACCAAAGTTGTTGTAGATGCTGTGCAGCTAAATTGTCCAGCAGTGCCTGTAATTGCAACGCCTGATAACGTGCTGTAGTAGCCGTTAAGCGTGAACGACAAAGAACCAACACTGACTAGGGTTGTGCCGTTCCACTGAAAGTAGCCCTTGACAGGGTCAATAATTAAAATTGTCTTGTTGTCCCACTGGCTTGCTTGCACACCAGATGTAGAAAACGTGGCGGCGGCAGAGACAACAGTCTTAGTGTTTGTCCCAAGATTAACAACTTCAAACCCGCCCGTGGACAAAAATGCCAGATAGTAGTCAATAGAGTTGATGTTGGCAAAAGTTGCATACACAACAGATGCGCTAAACGTCACGCCTGCTATGGTTGTTGGAGCAGGAACAATGCGCAAATTTCCGTGACCAATAGGCATGGCGTTTTCTAGCCAAGCAAATTCCTCCTCCTTAATGGCGGTACGGTTGGCCTTGGTGTTGACCCCCGAGAAATCTTTGGTTACATGAAAATCATGCTTTTGTTCTTGCGTTGCCATTACCTGCAACCCCAGCGTTTGCGTGCGGCTTTTCCGCGCTCACCAGTCCAGCTTTTACTTCTGGCACAGAACGACTTGTGACGTGGCCCCGACTTTTGCGGAGCTTTCAAATTGCTTCCAGTAGATCGGTTGTACTTGGCTCTGCCTTTCGCGGTCAGGCCGCCGCCCTTTTTTACAGACTGCTTCTCGCCCCTGCCGACAGAGAGCCTCACATTTTTCTTAGGCAATTTTGGCTCCTTGCTGTAGTTGAGCCAAAGTCAATCCACCCGTGTACTGAAAGTGCGGATACTCTTTAAATGTCTGCCAATCACCAGCCCACTCTAGGCCGCAAGCCTTGCCGATCTCGCCAACTTGTTTCCACACAGCTTGGTCATCCCAAATAGCTTTGCCGTTGACCAGTGGCACTACATCTAAAGCGCAGCGCCAGTTGTGCCAAGATTGTCCAGCTTTAGCCCTAGTGACAATGTTTCCAGGCGTAGTGCGCCCTTGAGCGTAAAGAGCGTCTTGGCTTGCGCTATCTCGGTAGGTGGAAGTCACCAGCAAGTCAATACCTTTGGCTTTAGCAGCTGCAATAAAGGCCTCTGCCCGTTGCTTGGCGGGTGGCGCTAAATCATCCAAGCTGCGGGAATTAATCATTTTGCTGCTACGCCGTTCATTTTTTCGATTGTGCGAAGTCCACCAAGGCCAAGCATCCCCATAAGGACGGGCAACATTTCAGTAAGGTTTGCAGGGGCGAGATCAAGAGGATGCCCTGCTATTGTGAGTGCCATTTTTGCCACCGGCAAACCAATCCAGTTCCAGGCGCAAGCCGCACCACAAACCCATCCTATAAACGGACGCCAGCCAGATACAAAAACGCTAGGATTGGATGCCTCTGCTTTGTTGATGTCTATCTGGCCTTGTACAACCATTACGGCGGCGGCAAGCTGTTGCTTTTCTTGTTCCGTCTTGTCAGGCCAAATTTTATTGATTGCCGTATTAACCAAGTCCGAAACTGCGCCAAGGCCAGTAATGTCCATGCTATTTCTCCATGTTAAACGTGAATCAATTTTTTAATCAAATCAGCAGCAAATCCAGGGCCAAGCAACATCACCCCAGCAATTGCATACAAGATGTATTCAATTTTTTGCATGCGTTTTCTGCCGCTTTCAAGTGACTCTTTTATGCTTGCGTAACGAGCAGCACATATAGCTTCATGCACGCTTAAGCGTTTGTCATTGTCGGTCACAACGCTTTGCAAATTTTCCATTTTTAGCCCATCAAATAAGGAGTGGTGATTCGCCTGGTGAACACAGAGGACAGAACAGCCCTTACTTGATTCTTGTATTCTTGGTTAAAAATTTCAGATTCACCGTATGCTTGTTCTTTGTGCTTTGCTTTGTAGCAAGCGTAGAAAGCTACGGGCGTTGTGTACGGCTCTGGTATGGTTTCTGTTGGAGAAGCGGTTGTCAGTGCCGTTGGCATGATTACCGTGTCTAGTTCCACGCTGTACGTTTGGTCTGGCACGGGGCCAAGGTAGATGCTTGTTTGACCGTACATAGAATAGGCTATGGGCCTACCCGTGTAATTTTGGTAGTAGCGCAACCGTGCGTTGAAATCCGTAAACGGAAGATATTGCAGCGCGATCCTGGTGTTGCCCCAGATCAAATTGAAGTTGATAACATCAAGCGTGTTTACCCCGCTGGGCAACGAGCTTGTCAGCAAGACCTCTTGATTTGCTGCTACAGAAGATGTTTGGTAGGTGCGCAAGCACCCAGTATCACGAACCAGCCTTGTGCGGCCTTGGTTTATGTAGTCCGTTAGTTCGCTGTCGGAATAAAAATTTCCATTTGCATCGTGAAGCAACCTACGGCATTCCGTGATGTAGTCAGAAAGCGCCATAGGTTCCTCATAATGTTACGCAGCAACTTGAACAAGACCAGCCCCACGCTTATTAGGCATGGGGACTGGCATTGCGTCAACCACGGGGGATAGGACGTGGACATTGTGCTTGGGGCGTTCAGAAGAAAACGAAAACTTGTGCAATCTTTCCAATGCAAGATCACGTTCTTTACTGTTTAACATCCACCCAAGCCGCCGTAAATACGGCTCTTTATTATCATCACCGTAACCAAATACGTGATTGCAAACAATTGTTGGGACTTCTACAGACTGGCCTTTGGCAAACAAGTAACGCTTGCCGTCATAGCCGTCTTCTAAATCATGCTCACTATTGTTTGTAACCCACATATTAAGAAGTCAAAATGTCGCCGTAGATATACAGGTCAACCGTAGCTGCTGCACCTTGTGCTGTACCTACGTTGATGTACACATAAGCCTGCGTGAATGCGTTAGTAGACGCGATGCTCAAGTCTTGCACAACAGCGGAAGAGGCCAAAGAAGGAGTGACGGCAGTAACAATTGCCGTACCGCCAGCAGATGCCGCGGTGCGAACTGTAAACCGAGCCGTCGTCGGGTTGATAGACCCGTTAGTCATTGCAATTGCGCGAATCCGAAACTTAGTAGGGGTATCGGCAAAAGCAACAAACGTATCGCCCGTTGTGTTCAAGTCCAAGCTAGGAACAACAGCCAGCAGGATGCTACCAAATTGACTTGGCAGTTTGTTTGCAACTCTAGAACCAGCCATGATGTTTCCTTAAATGGTTTGCAGGTACACGGTATCCGACACGCCACCAAAGGTGTTCGCAACAGTACCAGTCGTTGTGCCAAATGCCGCCGATGTAGGAATGACGCCCGTATAAGCAGATGCCACTTGGAACAAGCCATAGTCGGTCAATGTTGCAGCCCAAGCAGTTGTAGCTGAGCAAGTCACATAACCAACAGCAGGACGAGGCACAAAAATACCCGTGTTGATTGCTGGATTGGTCAGCACAGATGTACCAGCGGTGATGTTGGACGTTGCAACAAACGGGGCTGTAGCAGTGTTTGTGTAACCAGTGCCGCCGGTGGTGGCAGAAGTCAACAAGCCAAAGCACATCACGGCGGTAGCCGCAGTGCTAGATGCTGGACTAAACGAGATGGTGGGAACAGAAGTCATGTTCGCGCCATTGTTGTTCATAGTGATGGCGGTAACAGTCCCAGAGCCAACTAGCGTAGCGTTGACGGTCAACACTGCTCCAGAGCCGGTAATGTCGCCAGTGCCGTTTACCACCGTCACGGTAGGAGCAGTGGTGTATCCAGCGCCTTGGTTGGTTACGGTCACTGCGTTAATCACACCACCAGAAATGGTGCAAGTTGCAGTAGCTTGAACGCCGCCAGCAGGAGGAGGAGAAAGCAACAAAATGGGAGCGCGAGTATAGCCAGAACCGGCAGTAGTTATGGTGATGGTAGTGTTGATAGCACCACCAACAATCACGTTGCCAGTTGCCAACACGCTACCGCCACCAGCCGTAAACGTGCAAGTAGGAGAAGCAGCAGTACCCAAACCTGTACCAGCAGGATAAATGCCGTTGGTGTAACCAGAGCCAGCAGTAGTGATGACTGCGCCAACAACTGTACCGGTCATGTTAATCAAGCGCACGTTGCTACCGTCAGAACTGACAATAGTAGGTGCAGATTGTGCAGCTGCTTCTACAAAACGCCATGTTTGTTGCACTCCGTCGTATTGTTGAACGGCAGTGTAGGGGCCAAGGTGAACAGAATATTGGCCGCTTGGCAAAGTGTAGACTTGACCAGAAACCAAGTTAATCGGCGTGTTGGGCCAGTTAGTGCCGCGAACACCAAAACCAATTTGATTAATCATGTTGTGTTACTCCTTAGATGGTTAGAGAGTTGTAGCCAGTGATTTTGGTCATGGCTTTTGGCTTCGTTACCACTAGTTCAGCAATCGTCAACACTGCGCCAACGTAACCAACTTGGAAGTTAGCCAAAGTAGATTCAAAGCCGGTGAAGGCAAACGAACCCATTTCATGGATGTACAACGACATGTAATTGCTGTTCAGCAAGTACACCGTACCTTCTGGGCAATAAGGATCGGGATAGATTGGCACACCGGCAACCATCAAGGCGCGGAAGCCAGACTGTGGGCCGTCAGCGTCATTGTCAAAACCGACTCCCTTACCTGGGGTAATGACGTAGGATTCTTGACCAACGTAGTCTTGAGCCAACAGAGTCCAAGTGCCAAATCCGCATACGCCAAACGTAGGAACTTCAGCAGAGTTCTTGACCGTACCAGAGATGTATTGCAACAAGTTGGAGCGAGTTGGGTTCACGCTACCGGCTGCGTACAGTTTTGATTTCCAATAGGTATTGGTTGTACGGTTAATGTTGCCGTAAGTGGCAAGCGTTGTGCCGTCGTCCACAGCGCCAGGCAAGCCAATAAATTGCTGCGTGTTGGTGGTGTTGCCGTACAAAGCGGTTGACATGCTATCCATCATGCTGTTTGTAGCGTCGTTCATACGCGCTTCAATCAACGGAATGATTGCGTAGTCTTGTTGCACAGCGCCTTCCATGCCAAGGAACGGCACGGGAGCGATCATTAGTTTCAAGTTAAATTCAGCGTTGGTAATACCAACTTGAACGCTCGGTTGCGCGAACGAACCAGAGTAGTCAGACCACTGAGATGAAACCATCTGCGAACCCTGCACAGGTGCAGTAACAGATGACACACCGCCAGAGGCTTGCTGCGAGTTGCTCAGAAGAGCAGCCAACAGGGGAGTTGAGTTGTACAGTTGCACAACCAATTTAGGAATAAACGCCCGTCGTGTTACATACGAGAGTTCGGTGTACTGGCTACT